TATAACAAAAGGACTGGTTTCTCTGAGTCTTTCGGGTTCAGTGTTACAATAGTTAAAAAATAAAAAGAATAATGGCGATCACGATACAAGAATTAATAGCATCAGATACCATTTCACAGGCAGTAAACAAGATCAATTTTAATTTTGATCAATTATTGTTAAATGGTGGTGGTCCTGTTGGCCCCCAAGGTATTGCTGGACCTACTGGTCCGGTTGGTGGGAGAGGGCTACGCGGTGCTACTTGGTATGATGATCCTGTCGTTGCACCAGGAACAGATCCAAATACATTAATCATACCTACTGTTGAAGAGGATGATTATTACTTGCAATCTAATGGTGATGTTTGGCAATATAATGGAACTCTTTGGACATTAACAAATACTAATTTAGCCGGACCTACCGGGCCTTCTGGTTCTAGTTTTGGTTTTAATTATGCCGGTGGTTATCCTGGTGCTGCTTCTATAAATAATCAAAACGTTGCCTATATAGTTCCTATGCCAGGCGGTACTTCATCTGGTGCAAATCAAGTAACTAACGAAGGTATATCGGTTGCGATTCTTGGTGGAGTTGCAACAACAGCGATACCGCCAAGTGGTATAAGCTTTACCTCGGCATTTCTTATACCTGATGTAATGACCAAGTCGTTAGACTCAAGCATACTTTCAGTATTAGTACATCAAAAGGATTCAAGTGCAGCCGCTATTAAATTTATGGGCGGTGGTGCAATTCCTGGTGATAAATTTGAACAGAGCACAGTTGCAAATCTTTCTGATATTTCTTTAGGTATAGATGATTCATTGAATATTACCGTTCCTAAGGCAGCTACGTCCCCGCTATCTTTATCTGATCTTATTGGATTTAATCTTAATACACTTAAGAGAGGGCAACAGTTTTATTCTGGTAAACAAATCAATTTCTTATCAGGTGTTGACCCTACACCAAGCGGATTAGGATCTGAGGTATCTGATATCTCGTTTGTGGTAGGAACTTCTAATCCTTCTATACCTGCAAAATTCTCGGTATCAACTTCTTTTGGCAGTGCATCTGCGCTGTTTGAAATTGGTGGTAATATTACAATACCTACCACAACTACTACTAAGACCGGTACAATATTAAATGAAGCCAATAACATTACACATTGGGGTAATACTGTTTTGATGGCGTCTACCTCAAATAATAGAATTAGAGTTGATTCTAGCGGTATTTTATTGCAGAGTGGTATTGGACCAATTGATATATCTACAACATTACAAAATATTACAATTAGTGCAGGTCTTGTTCTTAATATGGGAGGGACTGCAATTAATTTAATTTCACCAGGCGGTGATATTACGGTTAATACGAGTAATTCAGGTAATATATACCTAGAACCTTCAACCTCTACTAATTCAATAAGAGTAGATAATTCTACCTCATCTGGTTTATATGGTGCGGTGAGAATTAAAGGTAACCTGGCGTGGGGTGCAACGTCATACGGTTCTCCTTTTACTACAGCGTATAGACATATTCACATCGCTGGGGATGCTATTGCAACTAATCAATATCCAATTATTGTAAGTAGACAGCATGGTGGCACGGTCGTTGCGCCTTTAATGGCTACATTTAGAAAGAATATATTAGGTACTGCGATAGAAAGAGTTGACGTTACGACATCCTCTATTGAAATCACCAACACTTCAGGTGTTAACGGGTTTATAGGATTCCAGGTAACTAATTCTGATTCGTCCGGTAAAGGGGTTAATTTTGGGGTACAGGTTGTTGGTAGAGATAGTACAACTGGTAGCACAGGTACTAAGTTTCATGCCAGAGAAGATATGACAGAGGTTAGTAATAGATTTAGATACACCAGAAAACAAGTAAAGGTTAATCCTCTTACTGCTGGTCATTCTGCTTTTTACGGTTTTACCATACCTGCATCTGTAATGGACAGTTCCTTTGTAGACGTTTACATAGGATGGGAAGGTGGCCCATATTCGTCAATTGATGTTTCAACTGATGCCTTTGATCTTTTTATACCTAATGGTATTTATAATGGTCAAAGACTGGCACTCCACATTATAGCATGTCCAACTAGGATATACGAGAGTGGTACCCAATATGATTGGCCTAGTAGTGGTAGTACTGGAAATATAAATATTTACATAAATAAATTTGCAGAAGGTGCGGCGGCACAAATCGGAACTATAACAACTTCAACAATTGGTGCTACCCCGAAAAAAGCCGCAGAATTTTTTGTTGAGTTAATGTGGCTGGGTACTAATTATACAACCGTGTTTCAGACTAGTGTTGGTAGTACTACTTATAATACTGAACGCGGTTGGGTTATAACAAATCTACTTAGTCCTACTATTGGTGCTACTGCTGCAACTAATACTGAGGCACAGATGGAGGCACAGGTTGAGCTTTATTAAAATAAAAAACATGAATACTGAAGAAAGAATTGAACTTAAAGAATTTGTAGATCGTTATAAAGAAATTGAAACATCTATTGATTTAATGCAAAAGAGTATTGAAAGTTTAGCAAAAAAGAGAGATACTCTATTTGATGAACTTGATACCTTAAAGAAAAAAGAAGGGGATTTTATGAATCGCTTAATTGAAAAATATGGAGCATCTGAAGTTACTCCTTATAAACTTTTACAAATATATGAAGAAGGTATATGATAAATGTAATTAGCATATTAAAAGGAATGTGGTCATTTTTAACTAATCCAAAAAACACCAGGATGATTATCTTAGGTGCCTTTGTTATTTTATTAATTTTGCTATTAAGACAGTGCGAAGCCACTAATAAAGCAAAAGGTGAAATTACTAGAATTGAGAATAATTATAAAGCACAGCAAGACACAATCCGAAACTATAAAAATAAGTGGGGTAATTCTGCTGCTGATATCAGGGCTTTAACGTTAACCTTAGATGAAGCTAAAAAAGAATTAGACTTTGAAAAGAATAGACCGCCTGTAACTGTTATTAAGTTTAAGACAAAGATAGAAGAAAGAATTGTTAATGTTCCTGTTATTGTTAAAGATACTGTGTTAGGCGATTTCAATTCTATTGCAACCATAGCTTCTTCTAACGCTTGGAGTAAGAGTTCCAGATCAATTAATGTAGGACTACCATATTACATAAAGGAAGACTCTATAAGATTTGGAAATGCGGTAATTGATCTTAAGCAAAACATCTGGTTAACTGCATCCGTTTTAAGAGATAAAAAAACGAAGGAAGTTTTTGTAAATCTTTCAACGGATTATCCAGGTACTACATTCAATGATGCTAAGGGAATAATGATTGATCCTAAATCACCAGGCATATTAGACATCCAATATAAAAGTAGAAAAACGGTAGGAATTGGTCTTCATATTGGTTATGGGATCGGATCTGGTGGTTTTTCACCGTACGTTGGTTTAGGAATTAACTATACTCCTAAATTCCTTCAATGGTAAATAAATAGAACAAATGGAATCATCTAAATTTATACAACTATCGGATAGCATTCTCGTCGAGTATATTTACATTGACCAGGCCAACCCTGGTCCAAATACTTTTAATACCGGAACCTATCCTATTGAGATAATGAGAGATGGTTATACAAACGGTTCTTATTTCTTTAATACAGATACTGTTGCTGCTACAATGGGTAATTATAGAGATATCTCTGCTGTACCTATTAATGCTGCTAAATCTCAATATGTTTATCTTGACACTAGTATAGGTGTACCTTATAATGATTATGATCCTGAATTAACGCCAACACCTCAGTTATTACAAACATTTTCACCTAACCTAAATATTGAATATGATAAGGTAAGAGTACATTTTGTTGCAGGGTTTTCCTTTGAAGATTATGATGGTATTATTTTTGATGTCACTACACAAAAGAGAAATGGTGATGACATCGTACTTTCTTCAATAAACTTTCTAAAGACCGATACTCCGGTTTTTAATCCTGATCCACTTCTTATTGCTGATAAGTTATATTCTACTTATATTGAATGGAGAGTACCATCTCTTTATAACATAAGTCAGAATTTTAATCCTAATGTATCAAATGGATTAGGATATAAGTTAACTGAAGGATTAGGATTTATTACCAGTCCTACTTTAACTATTAGAGCATTAGGCATTTTAAGTACACAGACTGTTAATGCATATAGCTTTTATGAAGTAAAAGAAATTAATGCATATACGATTCTTAATAGAGATATTTATGATTATCTATATGCAAGTGTAATTGAATCGCCGGTTGGAGACTATTTTGAATTGACCGGGTTAGTAAACGGTTCTTCTCTTTCTAATCTTATTGCCGAACTTAATTCGGCCGGTGGTAACTATGTGGTATTTCATGAAATTACATTAAGTGAACAGATAGGAAATACTTATATTCAAACAAACAATCAAATAGTTTCACAAACTAATGATTTTGATAATCCTATCCTGTATAGACCGATTGTTCTTAATAGTGGAATAGCGGTATCATTTGCAATTAATTATGTACTGAGACTTTATAATAGAGCCGATAATTCTCAAATCATTAAGAATGCTAGATTAACTTCATTTGATGTTAAGAAGTACGGAAGAAGATTAATGAAGATTAATTTAGGAACGGTTCCTACTGTTGCAAACGTAGTTAATCAGATTGCACCAGACGATGGAAGAAACATTATTGTATCAACAGGATCTGGTAATAACCGTGCAAATACCTCTGAACAAATCACAGAGAAATTGGTGGTAAAGACTAAGTATGTTACTAGTTTTAGAGATAGGATAAATATTAAAGCTGCAATATCACCTGCAAAAATACAAAACATTACTGAATAAGATGGCAGTTAATACAGAAATACCATTATCGGAGAAAGAGACTCAGGTTTATAAGAGGTTTGTCAATCTTTCAGTAAACGAAGAACCTAAATCACAGGGTGAAGGTACAATTAAGATATCGCCATTTGACGACTATTTTATTTTTACAATCTTTGATGAAACTGATGGCGTTAATACTCCGATTGATCTTAGTAATGTAGGTACTCTTTATATGGTATTCATTGGAGAGAAGGATGAAATTAGAATTCCTAATTATACAAATGTTCAAAATGTTGATATGGCGTCAGGTCAAGTTCTTTTTAGAATAGACAGTGATGATGCCAAAAAAATTCTTGCTTTAGATAACAGAAACTTTTATATCTCAACTAAAATGGTTGATCCTAGTGGAGAATCTGATGAATCGGTTTTATACACAGGAACATTCTTGTCATTTACAGAAGAACCTAAGGTTTCTTTGAGTACTCAATTAGAAGAAGCTAGGTTACAATATTCAAAAGAAATTGCATCCTTACAAAGTCAAGTTGAAAAATTGACAGCTGACATACAACAAAAAGATCAATTAATAAATGAGCAAACCGTTGTAATTGGCTCTCTTAAAGAAAGTAATCAAAATCTTTCAAATGAAGTTGCTACATTGAGTGAAAAATTAGGATCAGCTACAGCCGAGGCTTTATTATCTCAGGCTACTGCCGCTCAGCAGGCAGAGGAACTTGTAAAATATCAAAGACAACAGATTGAGTCAATTAATAAAGTAAAAGAAACTGCTTCAACTGCTGCTAAGCAAAAGGCATTTTTTACACAAGCAGCTAAACAATTAATTAAGACAATACCCGGTGTTAATCAAGTAACATCTGGATTAAGCGGCTTAGGTGGTTTTACAGGGGGCGGAAACGGTTTTACAAGCGGTGCAAACGGTTTTACAAGCGGTGCAAACAGTATTCAATAAAGATTAAGATATGCTACTCAGTGCAAGAAATAACCAATTTAGATTTTCGTTTCCTAGAAACTTTATTCCTCCAGTAATTGCGGATAAGTATAGACCTTACTTTAATAGGATGCCTGGTGGACTTATTAAAGAACCAATTGACTATTTTAACTATGGTATTCAATCTATAAATTTACCAGGACCGTCTTATACTCCAACTGAACAAAATAATTACCCAGGTTATACTAGGGGTTATAGATCAAGTTTACCGGTGGAAGAACTTTATGAAAGCGAGTTTACTGTTACGATGCAGGCGTTTGATGGTTGGATTAATTATTGGATGGCTATTGATACTTTTAATTATTACTATAATCTAAGTGGTAAGACATCCCATGTACCAGAAGGAAATGGTATACAGATGCTAGATGGTGAAGGAAATGTACTCGTTACTGTTAAGCTAAGACAGATGGTTTGGATCAGCGTTAGTAACCTGGATCTTAATTTTTCAAGTAACACAGTAGAGTTCCAAACCTTTGACATGGTATTCCACCATAACTTCCTTGAATTCAAGGTAGATCTTGTCTAATATATAATTAAATAAAGAACAGATGAAAACCTTTAAAGACTACATAATTGAATCCAAGGCTGATACTGATGATCTATTAAAGGTCTTAAATGAATCAGAATTATCAGAAGAACAGAATGCAGCTATTGATGAAGCAGTACAAAGAATTGTAGACGCCCATAACAATGGACAAAATCTTGACGAAATTGTTGAAGAGATTGTCAACGAAGGGATCTTAGGATCAATCTTTGGGGGTCTTACTGGTTTTGCGTTAGGTAAAAGTATTGGTGAAGCCATTTGTAAAGTCTTAGGAATTGAAAAAGGCGCTCTTTATGATCTATTAACTAGTCGACTTGTTGGTGCTGCATTAGGTGCAGTATTAGGTAAGAGACTCTAATCTAAATTTTTGTGCTAAGAATAGGTATTGATTTTTCGCTGAATAGTCCAGCTGTATGTATAAAGAATCATGAAGGCAAATATGTCTTCATTTCATTTTTTAATTTTGGAGACCGTATCTGGGATGATACTAAAAAAATGCCAAAGGCATTTGAGGTTCATAAAGAACTAATTGATGATAGAACAATTTTAGGATTTCCTTATTTTCGTAACGTTATGGCAGATTCATTTCTCGTCAGGGAAAGGGAAAAGCTTGAAGACTGTAAATCTATCGCAGACCTTATTTCAAATTCTCTTATAACATTTTTTGGAACTGATGATACTCATGTATCACTAGAGGGATTCTCTTATGGTTCAACTGGGAATTCTTTTATTGACATTGTACAATACAATTCATTCCTAAGAGCAGCTTTACTAAATACTTATGGATCTGAAAAGATATCAATTTTTCAGCCTTCGCATGTAAAGAAGTTAGCAGGTAAAGGAAATGCAAATAAACATTTTATGATTAAAGCATTCCAGGATGATGTCCTTAATGATAAAGATCTAAGAAATACAAAATTATGGAAATATGTACAAGGAAAAGATTACAGTCAAAAAATTCCAAAACCACTCGATGACCTTGTAGATGCATACTTCATCCTTAACTCTCAAACCACTAGTAAATAAATACTATTCTTTCAACTAATCAGATAAATTTTATATATAGAGTTTTTAACTTAGTTTCAGATTCATATGATAAACGCGATAAAAAATAGAATATTTCTTAAAAAAGATGAATATCCTGAAAAGATAGGTCTAATTTATGTACCTAAATTGGAAGGGCAGCATGCTCCACCTTATTCAGGAACTGTCATATCGGTAGGACCTGATGTTACCGATGAAGATATCCAGGTTGGCTGCAGAATTCTTTTTCATGATCTGGCTGGTACTGAATTTACAGTTAATGATGAAAAAGTATTTAGTATTAGAGACATTGATGTAGTAGGAATACTTATTGATAAAAATCTAAACATTCTCTGAAACTAAGTACCGTTGTGAATATATAAATAACAAAGGAACTGATTTATCAGGGAATTTGTAACTGGCATTAACAAGGCAGAGTTTTTATTGGCAATCCCGGGCACGTAAATAGGCAATGCTAAGTTATGCTTTTAATTAACTTAAAAACAAAACTTAAAAAAAGGCAACTAAAATGGCAAATGAATTCGACATTTTCAGTGTGAGTGTTAACGACCTCGACACAGGAGATCGCCCTTCAGGCGGAGGCAGCGATCTTTATTCCCCAAAGCCCGATCAAGGGCAAGACGGTACATACCGTTCTCTACTTAGGTTCTTACCTAATATTAAAAATCCCCGCAAACCTTTCGTTCGCAAATTCGTTTATTGGTTAGAAGACCGAGACGGAAATGGTTTCTATGCAGATTCTCCATCTACTGTAGGCGAGAAATGTCCAGTACAGGATATGTTCTTTAAGCTTCGTAACAGTGAATCCGCTGTAGATAAAAAGATGTCCGAAAGTTTAAAGCGCAGGGAGGTATTCTATGCACTTGTTCAAATCGTAAAAGATCCACAAAATCGTGATCTTGAAGGTCAAATCAAAGTATTCAAATTTGGATATAAGATTAAGGCTAAAATTGATGAAGAACTAAATCCACAATTTGATGAACCTACTCAAGTATTTGATCCGTTTGAAGGTAAAAACTTTGAATTAGTTCTTTCTAAGAAAGGTGGTTATCCTAATTACGATTCATGTAAATTCCAAGGTTCTCGTTCTGCTATGACCATTAATGGTGAAAATGTAACCGATACTAATGAAGGTCGCAAAATGATTTTGGATTATCTTAAAGATGCTCCTGATCTTGCTAACTTTGATTATAAATCATGGAACGATGAACAGAGAAATAAAGTAATGAATGTAATTTCTCAGTATTCTTCACCAGGTTCTTCGATTGATACTCTTACTTCAGGTTCTAAGGCTGCACCTAAAGCTGCACCTAAACCTGCCCCTAAGGTAGAAACTGCTCAAGAGAATTTTGATACTGATGAAGTACCAACATCTGAAGGCGGTGAAGACTTTGATGATTTCATTAACGGATTAGATCTCTAATCCTATGGCTACAGAAGTTATGATATCTTCTGACATGAAGACTCGGATTATCGATAAGATAGTCCGAGTTCTTCATAATAGCCATTCTCATCCTGAAAAAAGAAGAATACTTGAAGGGCGGGATCGGTTAAATTTTGCATGCCCTTATTGTGGAGATTCAACAACAAGCCCTAATAAAAAGAGGGGTAACTTGTATTGGAATGATCTCTTTGTTCACTGTTATAATTGTTCTGCTCACGTTTCTCTAGATATTTTTCTTAAAGACTTTAATTCTAACTTTGAAGGTGAAGACCGTGTTGAGGTACTTAACTATATTAAAGAAAATAAGAAATCGTTTTCTTTAGGTGAATCGCTTGATTTTTACTTATTTGATAAGATAAAGGAATTGGCGTTAACATTTGATGAATTGGCAGTAGGCTTTAATGTCTATCCAATTAATTCATTAACATACAGGGCATACCCTTATCTTAAGAGTAGATTGCTACAACATAAAACGAATCAATTTGGTTATGACCCGCGTAGAAAAGAACTTTATGTTTTTAATCTTACACCAAATGGTAAGGTAGTCGGGTTTCAAACTCGCGATTTAGAAGGCACTGGTCCTAAATATAAAACGTGGAATATTCAACGGATTTATGATAGGTTAAAGAAACCGTTGACAGTATCAGAAGAAGATCTTGATAATCTTAATAAGATATCAATGTTATTTGGAATTTTATCAGCTGATTTAAGTAGAGACTTTACAATCTTTGAAGGGCCTATTGATGCAATGTTTATGACTAATTCAATTGGCCTAACTGGTGTTAAAAAACAGATCCTAGAATTTAATGAAATTCCAACAGCAAGGTATTTCTTTGATAATGATATTGAAGGAAAAACTAGAATGATTGAAAAACTTAAATCTGGTCAAACTGTATTTATGTGGGATAAATTTCTTAAGGATTATTCCATACCGGTTAAAAAAGTAAAAGACTTAAATGATTTGGTAAAATATGAATATGAACATCGAACTGGGTGCTTAAAGAGCATTGATAGATATTTTACAAACAATCATTTAGATATTATTTTTATATGATTGAGATAAAAAAATATGAATCGTTTGTGAACGAGCAGATAGAAGATTTTTATGAGGACTATGAAGATAGTCAAAAACGAATTAAGCTATTTACTTCGTTTACTAAAAGTAAACTTTCTCATGAAAGAAAGGACATCAAGGTTAATGAACCTAAGAAAAAATTTCAACCTAAAATAAAGGTTGTTAAACATACAAATAACGATAAAGGAATATTCTAATGGCATTTGATGACACACAAATAAAGCAGGCAAACGAGGAACTCGAATTAAGACTAACGAGCGACAGAACAGAATGGAAAACCAAGATAAATGATCTAGTTCTTAAAATTAAAAATATGAATGAACTTTCTGATTGTCAGGTAAGTATGCTTTCATATAGACAAATTCTTTTAGATAAGGTTACTGATTTTAAGACAATGATATATAAGAGAAATGCAACCTGGGAAAGATACTATCGTGCACAGTATCGTGAATATACTTTAAACTATGATGTTAAATTAACGAGCGGCGAAAAACATCAATTTATTAAAGCAGATTTAGGTTCATTAAGAACACAAATAGACATGTTGCAATCGCATGTGGATTATTACCAAGAATGTATTAAAACCTTGGATAACCTAGCTTTTGCAATCCGTAATCGCATAAGACTCGATGATGAACAATAATGGAACTATCTCTATCAGATAATAAAAAGTTTTTAGTAATTGATTCATGTACCGAATTGGAATATGAACAGCTAAAAAGTAGTCTTACAAAAAAGATTGATGGCTGGCGCTTTCACCCGCTCGTTAAAAAGAAGTTGTGGGATGGCAACATATCATTTATTAAAAAGAATAAGATACCCGGCGGTTTATGGAAGGAAGTTATTGATATATGTAAAGAATACAATCTTCCACTTTCGTTAAATGGGGTTACTAATATATTTGATCAATCTATAACTATAGAAACTTTTACTACATGGGTAGATGATTTCTTTAAGGATTCTGATATTAAGCCTAGAGATTATCAAATTGATGCAGCATTCAAAATATTAAAGTATAGAAGGTGCCTTGCTGAATTAGCAACATCTGCCGGTAAAACTTTAATATCATTTATGGTAGTGGCTTATATGATGGAACAATTAGGAAAAAAGAAAATCCTAATGATCGTTCCTAATGTAAGTTTAGTTGTTCAGGCAACTGGAGATTTTGAACAATATAATAAAAGCCGTGTTCCTATTAGGATCCAACAAATTTATGCAGGTGTAAAACTTAGAAAAAGTTCTAACATTGTTATTGGAACATACCAATCACTTGTCAAATATGAAGAGGATTACTTTACTCAATTTGATGCTGTATTTGTAGATGAGACTCATAAGGCAAAGGCAACATCAATTCAACAAATTATGGATAAATGTTGGCATTGCGATTATCGCTTCGGATTAAGTGGAACAATTCCTAAAAGAGGATCCGTTGATCGTTTAAGTCTTATGTCGGCTATGGGACCTTTAGTAACTCAGGTAAAAGCAAATTACTTACAAGACGAAGGACATATTGCAAAATGTAAAGTATTACAGATCCTAATGGAATATGCAACCGAAGCACAAAGAGAAGCATTCTCTAGTTTATCAAAGAATCCTTATGATCGTCAAAAGCTGTTTTCATTAGAACAAAACTTTATCAACGAAAGTGAAAAACGGTTAGACTTTATTTGTAACGTAATTAAAAAGTCTACCTCAAATTCTCTGGTACTTTTTCATAAAATTGCATACGGTGAAAAGATCTACCAAAAGCTTAGACAGATAACCGATAAAAAGATCTACTATGTTGATGGGTCTGTTAATGCAGATGTTAGGGAAGACTTTAAAGCAAGAATGGAAAAGAACGATGATGTAATTATCGTGGCCTCTTATGGCACCTTTTCTACCGGTATCTCAATTAAAAACATACATAACATATTTTTTACCGAATCATTTAAGTCAGAAGTAATTATCCGCCAATCAATCGGCCGCGGTCTTCGTTTACACGCATCCAAGGATATTGTTAAGATATACGATTTTATTGACGATATTCGTTATAAAACAGAGGATCATGATTGGATGAACTATATCTACCGACATGGTATGGAACGGAGAAAAATATATAAAGAGGAGAAATTTCCGTTTGATGTACAGTCCATCAAATTCTAAATGTAATATCTTTCTCTAATGTCATGGATATATAAAAAAAGAATAAAAAAATCAAATACAAATGAAGCCTATTAAAAAGTTTTCGGCCGCCTCTAATGGTAGTTTATCTATTTTGGAGTCAGCAAACCTTAGCCCAGAAGCTTTAGCAGAATTAGTTCAAAAGCTAGGTTATAATAATATTGATGAAATCAAAAAAGAAAAAGCACTTCTTTCTAAATTAGAAGCTTTACTAAAAGAATTTAATCCTAAACAGGATGTTAGTGAAGATGATGCCGAAGATATTGAAGATGAAATCAAAGATCTTGGTGAGCCTAAATCCTTGGAAGATAAGGACGGTGAAAAAGAGGAAGATAAGGAAGTAGGAAGTACAACAACTGAGGTTGCTGAAGAGACTGAAGAAGAGACTGAAGAAAAGGAAGAAACTGAAAAGACTGAAGATGTATCTAAAGAAATTGAAGATAGTATCGTTGATTTAGGAGAACCTGAAGAAAAAGAAGAAAAAGAAGGCGAAGAAGTTGTAACTAAAGATCAAGAGGTTACTGCTGAGGTACCTGCTGAAGGTGATGATGAAGAGTCTGGTGAAGAGGTAGAGGAAGAAGCCGAAGAGAAGCCAGTAGCTAAACGTAGAATAATGACCTTTGAAGATTTCGTAAAAGAAGAAGAGGTTACTGTTAATAAGAATGTTAGTTATCAGGATGACGAAGAAGAAGACGAAGATAATGCAGTTCCTGTAGCTGATTCCTATGCTAATGAAGAAGAAGAAGAAGAAAAGAAAGAAGAGATTGAAGAAAAGGTATCTCGTACCGTTTCAAGTATTAGATCATTCTCTCAATTTGTTTCTGAATCATATCTTTCTGAAGAAGCCGATAACGGCCCAGAATTAAAGGAAGAAACTCCTGATCAAAATGGAATTGCTCTTCCTATCGCAAAGGGTGATGGTCCTAAAACAGCTGCAGCCGTTTCTGACGAAATTGTAAAGTTAGGAGAACCTGAAGAAAAGGATGAAAAAGAAGGCGAAGAATTAGTAACTAAAGATCAAAAGGTTACTGAAGAACCTGCTACTGCAAAGGATGAACCTGCTGTACAAGGTACTGTTGTTGTAAAAGAAGGCAAGATTTCCGAAAAGGAAATTAAGTCTGACACCGAGTTTGCAGAATATGCAACTGAATTATTAAAGTCTGCTCATGGTGATAAGTTTGATGAAGCAAAAGCCAAAGAAGTTATTGATGGTTTAACCTCTAAGTATAAAGGTGACTACGGCGCAATGGTTGGAGCTTTACAAGCTACTATGGGAAAGTAATTTCTACAAATGAAATATATTAAACTATTTGAACAATGGCTGGCCGATAAAAGCCAGCCATTACTTTTAGAAGGTGGCGCTGCTGGCCACATGAATCATCCTTTTGACGATAAAGGATTAACCTTTGGTGACTTTAAAAGTATTATTGATGCTGGTCTTCGCGGAGAATTAAACTTTGAAGAAGATCCTACTGAAAAGACCGATGGCCAAAACGTATGGGCTACTATTCAGGACGGTCAGGTAAAATTTGCAAGAAATAAAGGAGAAAGCATTTCTCCAATGTCTCTTTCTGATTTTAAGCAAAAGTTCCAGGATCATCCAAGCGCAACAGTTAGAGATACTTTTCAGTATGCCGCACAAGACCTTGCAGATCTTTTAATTAAATTACCTCCTAAAGTTCAACAAGATACATTTGATAACGGTAAGAACTTTATGAATATGGAACTTATCTATTCAAGAAATCCTAATGTTATTAATTATGATACTGATGTTATCCAATTTCATAATATAACTAAAACAGATGGTAATGGTAATGTAATAGGTACTGATGCTCGCCCTGCTAAAGAAATTCCTGCAATCCTATCTAAAGTACAAGCAGATTTAGGAAAGACCTTTAAGATTATTCCACCTAGAATAATTCAATTACAACAGGATATGGACTTTAGCCAAAACAAGCAAAAGTTTATTAATAAAGTAATTGAACTTCAAAAGAGATACGGTCTTAATGACGGTGATGAGGTATCAAGATATCATGAAATGTGGTGGAGAGAACTTATTGATAAGGAATTTCCAAATGCTCCACAAGACGTTAAGGAAGGTCTTTTAAGAAGATGGGCGTATGATGATAAGAATACATTAAATATGAGATCTCTTGATAAGGTTTTAAGTCCTGATGAATCTGCCAAGATTAAGAAATTTGATAAGGAAGACGTAAAGAAAAAGTACAAAGAAAATATTAGACCGTTTGAAGATCTATTCCTTGAGCTAGGTTCGGTTATATTAAGTAATGCCAGCAATTTCTTAGCAGCAGATCCAACCGGCGAAACTGCCAGACTTCGCGCATATTTGCAAGCCGAGGCCGATAAGATTAGAAAAACTGGTGGGGCTGATCAAATCAGAAAGGTTGAAGATGAGTTGGCTAGACTTGACAGAATTGGAGGAATAAATTCAATTTTTCCAACGGAAGGAATTGTTTTCAGATATAACGGAAAACTTTACAAGTTAACCGGAACCTTTGCTGCACTTAACCAATTACTTGGAATAATTAAGTACGGTAGATAATACCAGATCTTACATCCAGTGAGTTATCTATTTTAGTTAATAGGTAACTGTTTTCAATAAATTCAATAACGATAATGGGTGAGCTATCGTCTCACTCTTGTTGTTTGTAGTAATTTCTACCGAATATATAAAAGGTAATACAAAAATAAATTAAATGAAAGAATTAGCTAGAATTTATAAAGAGTTAGGCCAAGATTTTATTAATGATCTCGCTAAAGACTATCTTGTAGTAACTGAAAAGTTATCAGGATCTGCTTTTTCGTTTGAAAAGTCTAGTTCATCACTAAAATTCTTTAAGTCTAATGATAAGCCAATTAACCTTGTTGATAGAACATTAATGGTTTATTATGAAAATCCTATTAACTACATAAAGCAGACTACATTATCATTTATTGATTCTATACCTGCGAACTGGAGATTTTGTTTTCAGTATTTTGTTCATAATGAACCTGGTGTAATTAAATATGATAAGTTACCTAAAAATAATCTGGTCTTAACCCATATTCAGGTAAAGAATCAAAATGGCAAGTTTATTAAGATTATTGAAGATCCTAGAGTTATTCAGGATTGGTCAAATGCATTAGGTGTAACTCCTTTACTTCCTATCTTTAAAGGTTACTTAACAGACGAGCAAAAAGATAGTATTAAAAACTTTATTAGTACTCCAATTGAAGACCAATTAGAAATTTTCAAAACATCTTCATTTGCAGAATATCTAATTAAGATTCTTAATCCAAAGCTAAGTTCTACAATCTTACAGGATGATTTAACTAAACCAATTGAATCAATCATATTTAAGTTTTATAAGCCAGGTACTACACAATCCATTTCTGCAAAGCTAATTGATCCTTACACGGCAAATCTCTTAAAGCATAAAGAACCTATTGATCCTAAAAAGGTGCCTGCCGATATTAATGAAATTCTTCTTCTTGATATACTTGCATTTATTGAGGAGAGAGGTTTAAAGAGTGGTGAGCTATTGAGTACTACACCAGATGAAAGATACCTAGAATTAATATCATCAATATTTAATGAATATGTAACTAGGAGAGGCAAAGGTCTTAAAGACTTAGGAATAGAAAAAGCTGAATTTGCAAAAGGTGATGAATTCAAATTAAATGTTGATCTTATTCCTAGCCAAGCAACGCAGAGTATTCTTAAAGGTAATGATACTATGCAAGACCTGTTTAAGATTATGCTAGGATCTCTTCGTAAAAAGAGAAACCCTGAAAAGGTAGGTAATATTTTAACACCGTCTGTGGTAGAAGACTTTAACGAACTGGTTACAAAAATTGAAGATGCAATTAACAAATCAGTTGATGATAAGTTTAAGACATTTAGTGATTATCTTAATCTTAAAAAGACCAATGAGTCTTATGAAACTGCCGAGGATATAATTATTGAAGAAAAGACATTGAATTACAATGGCTTTATTAATTTAGGTAAAATTGAAATTCCATATTCAAATAAGTTAGAAGAAGCTGCAGGTTTAACTAAAAGACAGCAGGAATGGATTAAAAAATATGAAAGGTTTACTGGGTCCACGAATTGGATTAAGCCTAAATCTAAAATACGTGGAGAAGTACTTAGAGCAGATTTTGGAATGAATGATGGTACCGCTGAAAAAAATATTGAAAACTTTTTATTACAAGGACTAGGAATAAAGAGAACAGACTATTCAATTGAACAGATAAAGGTTGGTACATATGTTCCTAATGCAGGTGGGAAAATTTCAAGTGACTATGATTCATATGCGATAACAATCGTTAATCCAATAAAAGATAATCTTGGTGATAATTATAAAAACGGGGATATCTTTTACATAACAAATCGGGTAAAGATTGAAAAGAGCACAGGTACAGCTGCAGTGATTGGTAAAAAAGATCTTACACCCGATGCAATGGGATTACCTACAAGCGAATATAAAGATGCACAAAGTTTATTTTCAAAAGTAGAAAGTTATGTAAATAGATTATCATACCCAGATAATTATAAGAATTTTATTATTGAATCAACTAGAGAATTAATTACAAATTCTAAAAATGCAAATTCTTTTTCTGATTTTGAAACATATGCAAATGCATCAGCTGGGTATTTATTCTATGATATAACTGATTCTCTTTTTGATGGCATAGATTCAATTTCAATTAATAACTTCCAAAATGACTATGGTGAAATTTTAGGTGGCTTTATGCTATTTAATCTACTGAGGGATGCTGGGGCTGGATTAAGATATCCTACTGCATCTAATGAAAAGTTAGTAGACTTTTTCTTTGACGATTATAGCATTTCTTCTAAAGCAGGAAGCGGTGGTACCCCAAGTGGTGATACAATAATACAAAAGATGTATTCTATGTATAATTCTGGGCATCTTCATTTTGATACTCAACCTGAAATCGATTTTCTAAATAATGTAGTTAAGCAATGGGTAAACCCGCCAAAACTTGATAATAGCATGATTTACAATAACGTTATGAATTTATGCAGTGTTAACATTCCAAGTTCAACCAGTAATTCTGGGTATTGGTATATTTTGTCTAAAGCAAATTTACAACCAAATTCGGCATACAAAGATATGTTGATTACTTATATGGATGATCTGTCTAATGATGAACAGGAATTCAAAACAGTAATGTCAGAATTTTATTCAAAGACCGGTGTTGATCAATCTAAGCTCCCTGCACAAAAGGTATATGATTTATATGTAAAGCAAAAGGCTGCATCTGATAAAAATAGAATAGGCTTTATATTTTACCCTCTTATGGTTGAGATTGAAATAATGCTGAATAATAAGTTTCAAAAGCAATTAACTAAATACGGTCAATTGGTAACCGACGTTAAGCAGCTTTATCTGGATGTTTTAGTAAAAGGTGGACTATTTAGATTTAAGACAGTTCCTTTCAAAACAGCAGAATTTAAGTTTGAAAGAAAAGGTAGTATTCCTAATCCTTTTAATGCGAATATAGGTATTAGAATTCTTAAATAAATAAAAAAAGACACTTAGATGAAAAATCTTAAAAATATTGATACTTTTTTAGTTGAAAAGAAAGTTGCTGTTAAAAGGAGATACACCGAGAATCATCCTGCTAAGTTTGTTTCTACTTCAGCTAAGATAAGAAATGTTCTTTTGGATTCAATTGGGGATGGTCATTTAACAGAGGAAGAATTAGTTAAAATCTTATCAGAGATTAATGCCAATAAAAGATGGCTAAAAAGAAACCTTGACTTATTCAATATTAGTGAAGATCAGGAAGGGATTAAAAGATACTCGCTTTCCCCATTTGGCAATAGAATTAGAAAGGCTACTAAAGTTACTTCTATTACTGAGGCATTAAATGTTCCTCATAAAGATCAAGGTAAAAAGAAGGTTAATATTTTTGTTGGTCGCTTTCAGCCTTTTACGTTAGGCCATGTAAAAGTATTTGAACAAATGTATAAAAAGAATGGCCACCCTGTTGTGGTATTCTTGGTAAGAGGTGGTAAACCTGATCCTGAAAAAAATCCATTTAGTGAAGAATTACAGCAGGCTATGTTTGCTGATATGACTAAGCAATATCCGTTCCTAGAGGCGGCTTTTGTAGTTCCTAACGGTGCAATCGATACTCTCTTTGCAACTGCAAGACCTGCATATGAGCCTGTTATGTGGGGGTATGGTACTGATAGAAAACGTGCATATGATGCAATGATTGATAAGCCAGACTACAGGGAGCAACTTGGAGTTGATCCTGAATTTACTGGATTTGAAATAGGTAGAACCGATGATGACATTTCAGCATCTAAAGTTCGCAATGCTTTAACAATAGATGATGAAAACACGTTTAAGAAAATGACACCTAAGAGTATTCATAATTTCTATAAAACTCTACAGGATACATTAAACCCAATAAAAGAAAGTAAACAAATGAAAAACTTAAAATCAATTAATGAATTTCTTGTAAGAGAAAAAGATGAGGAAATGACAGAACCAATAACTCCTAAAGTTGATACATCAGAAGGTACCTTTAAAGAGATGGATGTTAATGGTGAAACTTATAACGCTATTCTGTCAACGTTTGATGCCATTGGTGCCAAACAGAAGGCAATGGGAAAGGATGTAGTAGGTCTTATTTCATTACCAGGTGATAACGAGGTTTATGAATTACTATCTAAAGATGATGAAAAGAAAGAGTCTGTTAATGAAGACTATATTGAGGTTATGGATTCTATCCGTATGGCTAATGCATTAGGAGAACTCGAACAAATTTGGCAGCAATGGAAAAATGGTCCTGCTACTGAGCCTAGAGATATTAAACCTGCACAAAAAGAACTTAAGGGTTGGATAGATCGTTGGTTTAAAGATAATATTAAATAATGCCCGCACAGAGTAAAGCACAACGTAGACTTTTTGCTCTCGCTCTTTTATATAAGAGAGGAGAGCTTTCTGCATCTGAAGCATCAGATGAGGTAAAAGAATTGTCTAAATTACCAGAAAAAGACTTAAGAGATTACGCTGAAACTAAAGAAGAAGGTTTACCTGATAAAGTAGCCGAAGAAACTGTAACTCTTAATCCTAATATGAATGTACAGGGAATGGGTCCTGTAGAGTTTCCAGGAAATCCTGGCTCTGCTGATTCGTTTGCCGCTCAGCCAACCGGAAGTGGAGACATTCCTGGTGGAAAGAAAAAGAAAAAAATAAGACTCTTATCATTTGATCAATTTTTAGATCTTATGAAGATAAAATAAATAAGGTACAATGCCAGTATTACCTAAGTATCAGTTAAAGCAATTATTTGAGGCCGGAGATTTAATCACTCAAGTAACAATGAATGACCTCATTGAGGCCACATATAACCCTACCTTGGTTGCTGGTGCCAATGTCACAATTACTAAAGTAGAAAGTCCATCTGGGGCTACTATTACAATTTCATCCGATGGCGGTGGTATTGCTAATGTAACAGGTGGTACTGCAATTAATGTTCAGGCGGTTGGTAATAATAGACAAGTATCGCTAAAAGTTGATAATTCTCAAACAAACTTAATAGTAAATGGTACAAACGAATTAACATTTGCCGGGGTACATGTTAAGGATGAAGGTATTAATGTTGGTACCTATAAGACAATTAATTTTATAGGCACCGATGTTTTAGCTCAAGATAGTGGAACTCCTGGGCAAGTAAATGTTTATGTTCCTACTCCGCAATTTGCATCTCACTTTAATACTATGGATGGTACAACACCTGGTCTTGTAAGTGAAGCTGGCATTACGAGATCTATTGTAAGAATAAGTTCTCCTACAGTAGAAGGAAGTCCATTTAAGACTAATGGGTGGGCAGGAACTAATCAACCTGCATATACTTCAGCAAACGGATCTGTTAACTTTGTTACTGGTGGTCAAGTTACTGGATTTAGCGGAAGTGCAGGTGGTAATGCAACAATAACAGTTACTCTATTTGATGCTGATGGCACAACTCCGCTTGAAACATTTACAACACCAACTCTTTATCAAAACGGTACTCACATTTCTCCTAGTGGTGATATCACGGTAATTATTTCGGCATATGCTGCGGATTCTTCAAAATGGAAAGCTGCGGCGTTTATAACTGTGGTGGCTGGAGATATTCTAGCAAACGCAGGAAGATTTGGTGGAAGATACCAAGTAAGAGCAGTAATGAATACTGATAGTGTTACTGATGGCGGTGGCACATATACATATAACCAGGCATCTGTATTCTTTGATACGAATCCTAGTACGCCGGTGATTAATGGATCAATGACAATTGCAGAAACAACCCCACAAGTAAAACATTTAAGTGGAGTTGAGTATTACATTCTTAACTCAACATTTGAGGTTGATGTTACTGATATTGATAATCTTAATGCAAACACGCAAGGTAGAGCTGGCGCTGCTCAATGGAATCTTTTACTAACGGGTTCTGAATATGGGCTTCCTACTCAACAACTTAATGCATGGTCATTAACAAACGGTACGTGGAATGGAACATGGACAAATCTTTATAATTTATTAAATGCAAATTTTGAATGGACCGCATGGCCTATTACCGCATCTAATTATAGATTTAGAAATTCAACAGCTAATGGGACATCAACAGTATATGATCCTTGGAATACAGGCAATACTATAAATAGCCCAAACCAATCAATTCTTATTGATACTTATGGAACCATTGCAACAAATCTAGGTGAGGATTTTGAAGATGAATCACAAAGATTAACAAGAGGTGCCGCTTCATATTCTTCATTTAACTCTGCTGCTACTTTAGGAACGAGTTTAAGTAATCAAACTGGAACTGGTCCATTTAGCGATGGTTGTGTAGTTGGAAGTTATTTAGTAAGAGCAGATAAGTTTTTTGCTGATAATGGTAATAGTCCACAATTATCAACATTAATTCCTAACTTAACGAGTTATAAGCCTAACACATTAGGTCCTAATCCTAATTATAGTACTTATACACAAAGAGCAACATATCATAGAAGATTCTATACTGCAAGTGCTCTTCCTATCGCTAACTTTGATATGTCATTTGGCGGTTCTTGGGGTTCTAGCGGTAATGCAGCAACGGCATTAGCAAATAGTCAATTAAAGATATATGTAAGAAGAGAAAATTCACAGCCTGGCGGAAGTTTTGGTCATGGTGCAAATCCTCTTGCTTTACATGGGGCTCTATATAATTCAGGATCACCTGTCAATCCGTTTAATGACGGTGCAAGTGGTGTTGATACTGTAGGATCCTTAATTAGAACAGCTGGTTCAGGTAATACTGTAACTGGAACATTTGACAACTTTGGCGCTCTTAATGGTTTCTGGGTTGAAATTCAAATTATTGACCCAGACATTAAATTGGACTTTATTAATGTTACTCTTCAATTTACAAACGGTACTACTGAATCCAATCCAGTATAACCTGATGTAGATTGATAAATACTATAAATAAATTGGGAAAATGGATAACACATTTAAAGATACGATTCGTCTTAAAGTAGATAAGAAAAATAATGTATGTCACTTATCAGTGAGAAGTTCTGAATACAAAGTTGAAGTATTCAAAATTTCTTTAGGTGACATGTCTAGTTTATTATCCCAATTTAAAGAAGGAATGAGGCATGATGGAGATATTGATATATCACCAAAAACTGAAACGAAAGATTAAGTAAATAAGATATAAATAATGGGCTTTAGTTCATCAGAAGTTGCAAAACTAACATTTAAAGTACAGGCTGCCAATGTAATAGATGCCGATTCAGGTAATTATTGGTATCAGTCTAAACTTGAAAACATGCCTGCTATCAAGGCTAGCAGGATCATGATGCAGTATGATACTGTTACTACAAACGTTCCTGCAAGTTTTGCTCAATTGGTGACTTTCACACAATCCGGGCAACCTTTGGATAATATAGTCGGTGATGAGTATACCGGTACTAGTACTAGGTTAACTATTTTAACCTCAGGAAATAATAACACGTGGATTGCATATGATACATATAACAATCCTGGTTCGGGTAGAAAGGATCTCTGGATTAATCCTACAAGTGTTCCAAATTTAACTACCGGTTTACCTACTACATATTATCAAATCGCTCTCTATAGTGGAAATCCTGGTAGTGGAGGCGTACAATTATCAACGTCTTTAGGTCAAAGTGGTGGTGAAGTAGGCTGGGTATGGAATTACGACCAAGGTTTACTTTTCTTAGCCAATGATTTTGTATCTTACATTCAAAATAATCCTGCACTTTATCCGGCAGGACTAGATTTTTATGTAAGAGGTTTTAGATATATTGGTCAATTAGGATTAAGTGGGGCGAGTGGAGCAAGTGGACCTGTTGGTTCTACTGGGGCTACTGGGGCGCAAGGCGCATCTGGTCCACAGGGAGCGTCTGGTTCACAAGGACCTACTGGAAGAACTGGCGCAACCGGCGCAACCGGCGCAACCGGTGCCCAAGGAAATATAGGTTTTCAAGGATCTAGTGGATCTCAAGGATCTACTGGTGCAACTGGTGATCAAGGCGTTCAGGGTTCAACGGGATTAGAAGGAAGTACAGGTTTCCAAGGTGGAACCGGTTTAGAAGGATCAACCGGTGAACAAGGTTTTCAAGGTGGAACTGGAATAATTGGATCAAACGGTCAACAGGGTTCGACTGGTGCAAGCGGTGCAACTGGTGCAACTGGTTCTGTTGGTCTTCAAGGCTTTGTAGGATTTCAAGGAACTACTGGCCCTACAGGAGATCAAGGATTTAAAGGATCAACTGGTGCAAGCGGAGCATCCGGAGATCAAGGTGCAACTGGAGATCAAGGATCACAGGGTTTAACTGGTACAACTGGTCTTGGTGGAGCAACTGGTTTCCAAGGTGGAACTGGTGCAACTGGAGAACAAGGATCACAAGGATCACAAGGATCACAAGGATCACAAGGATCACAAGGATCACAGGGTTTAACTGGTACAACTGGAGACCAAGGATCAACTGGTTTCCAAGGTGGAACTGGTGCAACTGGAGACCAAGGACCACAAGGATCACAGGGTTTAACTGGTGCAACTGGTTTAGAAGGATCAACCGGTTTCCAAGGTGGAACTGGTTTAGAAGGAAGTACAGGTTTCCAAGGTGGAACTGGTGCAACTGGGGACCAAGGATCACAAGGATCACCTGGTTTAACTGGTGCAACTGGTTTAGAAGGATCAACTGGTTTCCAAGGTGGAACTGGACCTGATGGGGCTACAGGCGAACAAGGTTTTCAAGGTGGAACTGGTCTTGATGGTTCTACTGGTTTCCAAGGTGGAACCGGATTAGAAGGATCAACCGGTGAACAAGGATTCCAGGGAGCTACTGGATTAGAAGGAAGTACTGGTTTCCAAGGTGGAACTGGTTTAGAAGGAAGTACAGGTTTCCAAGGTGGAACCGGTTTAGAAGGATCAACCGGTGAACAAGGATTCCAGGGAGCTACTGGATTAGAAGGAAGTACAGGTTTCCAAGGTGGAACTGGTGCAACTGGAGACCAAGGCACTACAGGCCTTGACGGTTCAACTGGTTTCCAAGGTGGAACTGGACCTGATGGAGCTACTGGTGAACAAGGATTCCAAGGAGCTACTGGATTAGAAGGAAGTACAGGTTTCCAAGGAGCTACTGGTTTAGATGGTTCAACTGGTTTCCAGGGTGGGACTGGTTTAGAAGGAGCTACTGGTGAACAAGGATTCCAAGGAGCTACAGGACTTGATGGTGCAACTGGAGAACAAGGATTCCAAGGAACTACTGGATTAGAAGGATCAACCGGTTTCCAAGGTGGAACAGGTTTAGATGGTTCAACTGGTTTCCAAGGAGGAACTGGATTAGAAGGAAGTACTGGTTTCCAAGGTGGAACTGGATTAGAAGGTGCAACTGGTGAACAAGGCTTCCAAGGAGCAACAGGATTAGAAGGAGCAACTGGTTTCCAAGGTGGAACTGGTCTTGATGGATCAACTGGTTTCCAAGGTGGAACTGGGATTGATGGTTCAACTGGTGAACAAGGTTTCCAAGGAGCAACTGGATTAGAAGGAGCAACTGG